TCGACTATGTTGGCAACTATATCCTGGTCAGATGGGGATAGTGTTTCCACATTATTCTCTTCCCACTTACCAATAACGTACTCGTTACTAGAATCAATGTAGTCCAAGAAGTTCTGCAGTGTTTCATTATCACCGTCAGCCAAGCCAACGAACTCACTAAGTGAGGCGTTAGTCACCATGTAGGGGTTGCCGTTAGGCAAGCTACGTGTTTCACCAAGTAGAGCTATGGTATGCTCTGCAGGTGAGATCTTCTTCTTCATTAGTTTACCTACTACAGCGTCAATGTACTTGAGACTGTCTCTGTTTTTGACATCCATCACAAAGTCAAACTCATCATCGTAACCTGTGGCAGGTTCACCACCTTCGTAGAAAGCGCCAACTAGTTTAGCTTTACCCATCATAACTTTGACACGGCTAACACTGCGTATCTGATCTTGTTGATCTTTGGGTAGAGCTTGGAAGTCCTTGATGTAACCTGACGGTCTACCAAGATTAAACGTACCAAGTGTATCTTTCAAGTCAACGTTGAGTGAGTTAGACATGACAGACTTCTGCATAGTCTTGTTCTCACTATCCCAACGCTGCCACTTTTGACGCTCTGCAAATAGTCTGACTTCTACTTCTCTGGCGTATACTACATCATCTTCAGATGTAATCTTGAACACAGGTGAAGAAGCTACCTTACCATCAACAACTTCCTGTATAACTGTACCTGTAATCCTACGTAGACTAGACTGTGACTGTGTTGCTGGGCTTGAGAATCCCATAGCATCAGACAAGTTCATGTTGTCTACTTTAAGTGCGACTGCATTTTCCATAATTTTACCTTTCATATGTAAAAAGTTTTAGAGTTAGAGTTATATCATTAAACGTCCTTTGTGTCAAGCCAGTTGTC